TAGCTCACTTTGGGCCAAAGAACAATAGAACTATACAGTCTTCTGCATAGTTTTGCAACTATCAATCAGCCGTACCAATAGCTGTACGGCCCTGACGGTCGGCAACAACTTGTTGAGAAGTCCCAGATGCTTGAGCTTTACGTTTAGCTAAACGGAGTTCTAATTCTCGTTGGACTTTAACATCAGTACCAAAAGCATAATCAGTACCTAATTGATTTTCAGTTGTCATAGTACTCGTATCCTGAACATTAGGCCCAGAACTGTTAGCCGGAATCGGATCGCCTTCCTTCCAACCCGGAGGCATAACAGCAGGAGAGAACTGAGATTCCCCACGCAACGCTTTTGCAGTATCAGACATACCGGTAGCTTGAGTTTGCACAGCAACCTCATTAACACCACCACTAAATAACGCTCGTTGCTGCTGCATCTTCTGAAAACCAGCCAAAGCCTGCGCCTGAGAAACACCCAAACGAGTCAACTTCTCAGCATAATCAGCATTAATCTGCACACCCATAGTCGAAGCAGCCCCACCCAACTCAGCCATCTGAGCAGCCTTAGCCAATTTAGGAGCCGACCTATCAGGATCAATAAAGAAAGCAGCTAAAGCAGCATCCCCCTCAACCCCAAAATACTGGCGAAAAGCATCACGCACAGCAGGATCAGCCTCAGCTACCTTCTTAAAACCATTATCAACACGCTCTTGGAACTCTGCCTGAGACACATCATTCTCAATTAACTCAGTAAAGTCATTAGGGTTATCGAAGAAACTGGCAGACAAACCAGCACCACGCATAGTCTGGGCATACTGCCGTTCCAACATAATGTATTGAGCGGGCTGAATACCTTTATATTTCTTTTGTAAAGTTTCAAAAGCAGGAAAACGAGCTTTAAATTCCGGTTGCTGATAAAGCCAAAGCATAGTACCAGCATCATCATCAGGACCGTTTTCAAGAATAAACTTCCAAACCTTGTCGGCCATGCTACCTAGACCAAAACTTTCTAATTCTTTTTTAAGAATAGAAAAAGCATTACGATCCTCGGTAGTACCCGTAGCAGGAGGCGCAATTGGAGTCTGCCCCGGCAACTTGCCCTGCTGATACTTTTGAACAAACGTTAAACCATCAGGCCCCGGAATATTCATCCAACCCAAGCCCTCAGCGTTCTGAGCAAAAGTTCGACCATCCGCACCCGGCACATTCATCCAAGAAAGATCGGGAGCATTTTTTTGCGCCCAAGTCAAACCATCAGGCCCCGGCACATTCATCCACGATAAATCAACATTAGACATATCAATACCCCTTCTGACCCATAATCCTAGGAACAACCGGATCTTTACCAGCATCCAAAGAATCAAGATCGTTTAAACCAGCAAGATACGAACCAGTCGCATCAATAGTTTTCATCCCCCAAAAACCATCAGGCAATGCCCCCACTTCTTTCTGCCAAGACCGCACAGCGCTTTCCGTCTTAGGTCCAAAGTAACCATCAATTTCCCCGTCATAAACACCAGCCTGCCAAAGCAACCCCTGCACATCTTTAACCCGATCACCAGTTGAATAACGTCCAAGCCAAGCCATTATATTGCTCCAAAAATTCGACCAATAGCAGCAACAGCACCATTAGCAGATTGCTTAGCGTTACTTGTAGCTTTCCATTCTTCCTGTTCGCGAACATAACGTTCGACTTCGCCAAGATTCATTTCCCGTACACCTTCCTGTTCCGGGGGCATATACCTAACAACTTTATTCCATTTAGGATTATTCATAAAATCAACGCTGTCCTCAGAAACTTCCATTAATTTAGCAATAGTTTGACGATGCGGCTGAAAATACTCTTTCAATGTCACACCCGAATCAATAGCAGGGGCCAACCAGTAATACTGCGCTTTAGCACGATCACGCATACCAGCCACAATCGACTCTTCTTCCATCTCACCACGCGCAATCTGTTTAGCCCAACCTAAAGCTTCTTCATCACCAACCTGTACAAAATAATTAGCAGCCACATCACGGCTTTTAGTAATAATGTTTTTTACTAAACCAGACCGTTGCGAAGATTCCATAGTGATTCGATCCGCAACCACATCACGAATCATTGCAGCGTTCCAATTATTTTTAGCTGCTTCCATAGAAAGGTCTGACCAATCTTGCGGAGCTAAACCAAAAAGTCCTGCAAGATTTTCCAGTTCTGCTTTTATACCAGCAGCATTTTGAGCTATAGAAGGACCGCTACTACCACTACCACCACCACCACCACCACTACTTAATTTTTCATTTAATTTTAATTGCGCAGCCGTTTTAGAAGATTGTTTAGCATTGGGCGAATCTAAAGTAAAAAGAGCCATTAAAATTTCATCGTCATTTTCCATACCCGCTAAAACAGTATTTTGAAATTCTAAACCTTTTGTACGACGATAAGTATTAATCCAAGAAAGATCAGGTGGCACAGGATCAGGCCCTTGCCAAGCTGGTCGGCGTAGATAATAAGGGACTTCAGTCATTGTTACCATTTCCTTTCAAGTTTAGAAAAATCTGGCAAAGACCCGCTTGAAGCTAATTTCATAACATCTTGCAAGATTCTATTCGTATTGATTTCACCGAGATAATCTCTTGAAGCTTGCAACAACGCTTTGTTTTTAGCTTCAGGGGCGTTAGAAGGTGGACCAGCAAAAATATTCATAGGAATATAATTTGTATTTTCTCCATACATAGAAGAATAAAGATCCTTAGAAGTTTGGCTATCCAAAACAGGTTTCCACTCACCCATTTTAGCAACAGCCGCATTAGCCCAACTTAAATCAGAAGGATCAGTAACAACATCAACATAACCAGCACCCTGCGCTTGACGCTCAGCAGCACGACGATTAGCCGTATCTTCATTGACACGCAAAGCTAAAGCAACTTCCGTCCAACTCCCATAACGTGACCACAAATCAGTAACATAAGCGCGAGCAACACGATCCTGAGCAGTAATAGAAGTGTCACCAGAATCAAGACCAAGTTGATTAGAATAAAATTCCCAAATCTGATCACTCATACCATACGCACCACGGCGATTAGGACCATCAGCTTCCCACGAATACGCGTATACGTCACCCGGACGTTTAACTGAATCAAGAAACTTGTCCATTTCGGAACCGGTTTGGCCAAAAGAAAAACCAGTCATTGCCATAGGCGGGATCTGTTTACCTTCACGCATTGATAACAATAAACCAGTCGGTTCATTAGAATTAGTTTCATAAACAAATCTTACATTTTCAAAAACACCATTTTCAGTTTTTTGTGTGTTAGCCCATTCATGCAACATAATCATTCGCTGACGGTCACCGACAATTTTTACAGCACGACCTTCTTGGAAAGCTTCTTCAAACTCTGACGTTGCACCAAACATTTTAGGAGTAGTAGTAAAAGCAGTATCAACAATTAAATTATAAGTGGCGGCTAAACCACGACCAAAATTAATAGCACTCGAATCAGGACCACCGCCAACAACAATTTGCTGTTTAGTTAAAGGATCAGCAGCAGTATTATTCGAAGCCCATGAAGCAGTAGAAGAACTAACTTCGCCGGGAGCTTGATCAAAAGCAAAAGTTTTTTGCAAAAGACCTTGCAGTTCTTCTTCTGTAAATTGTCTATCTAAAGTTTCTCCGGCCCAAGTTTGTAAAGCAACAGTTAAACCTTGTAAATCATATTCACTAATTAAATTATCGCGAGTTGTTCCGCTTTGTTCTAAAAGTTTTTCACTAAAAATAGTATCTAAATCAAGGGCTTGGCCCGTACGCCCAACATTTTTATTTTCTTCCGAATAACGGTTAAAGAGCGCTTGCAAAGCATTTGTATCAGCTTTATTATCACCTTCATCCCAAGTGCCTTTTAAGTCAGCTCCAAAATCATAACCCGATTTGTCTGTTTCGGGCATAGCTCCGGGTGCAGCTGTATCACCATAAAAACCAGCAGCCCACAACTTGCGTTTAAATGCGAGCCGTTCCTGATAACTCATATCATCACGGACTAAGGCAATGAGGTCCTGCATTGACGCAACTGTAGAAGGAAAACGTTTAGGGAAAAGACCTTGAGTATTTAAAGCATTAGGATTCCACAAATAAAGTGGACCGCCTTGATTGGGTGATTGCGCAGGCGGTTGTGCAGCCGTGCCATCACCTGTTTCGACTTTACCAGAACGAGGATCTACCTGACCGGTTTGTACCGTACTATTAGGATCTTCTCCATAAAGATCAATTGAACCATCTTCTCTAACTCTCATTAAATTTCTCCATTCTCAAGAATTTTCTTCTTAGAAATTAAATCTAAAGAAGAAAGAACAATAGAATTCCAAAACGTGCGCATTTCTGGATAGCGCAAAAGAAAATCTTTGCCATACTCAATGAAAGAAATCTTCATTGTCTCGCGTTTATTACGAGCAGCTTTACTGTTTTTACCGGCAAGCAAAGAATATTCAGAAACATAAACATCCCAAGAATTTACAGCCTCACGCAAACCATCAATCTGTTCAACATCCGGCAACTCACTATCTGGCAAAGCCAACACATTACGCAACTCTTGCATAGTTGTATCGGCCTCGGTCGAAACCATACTTTCAAGTTTTTGAGCAAATAGAGGATGTTGCATTTTAATAATTTCAGATTCAGCCTGCCAGCGTGCTTCCAAAGCTTGTCTCTCTACAGAAGTAGAAGCTTGCGATTTAGCTAAATCAAAAGCTTCCTTCATTGGGAAATATCGATTAGCACCAGCAGCAAACTTAAAATCCCCGTACCATTCATTAACATCTTTAATGTTACGGATACCCATACCCAAAGCATCAGTCCAAGCCTGCTGCACAAAATCATCTTTACCCTTAGATGGTGGAACAAGCCAAGGCGCAGCCAAAGGATAAGCCTTCATCCAACCGTTATTATCACGCATCCAATTAATAGCTTTTTCCGTAGTAGGAATAGGCGCTTTAGTACTCTTGCTAGAAGTAAATACTGTGTACGCTGCACCATCAGGATGCTCAGCAAGGAACGTAGCCAACGCAGTATCAAAATCCATTTGACCAAGCAACACACCAAACTCATTAGCAAGAGTCTTACCTTCAAAAACATTTGTAGCAGTAGTAGGCAAAACAAAACCTAACGCACCACGTACAAACATATTCGCACGAGTCCAATCCTTAATACTGTCCAACCATTCTTCTACCTGTCTTGGGCTAGCATTAGGTGGCGGATCAAGCTGGTTAATGCGACGTTGCATATCAGCAGCTTCCTGCTCCTTACCAAGCGCTATTAATTCACGTTGTTCGATACGTAAACGTTCGGCTTCAGCAGCGGCCTGCTGGATAGCAGCAATGGCATTGCGAGAGAACTCGCCGTCAATGCCCTTTGGCATTGGGGCGTAACCTTGTGTAAGGCCAGCATAAAGACGTTGATAGTTTTGTGGAACAAAATCAATAATAGAATCAAGGATGTTGTCGTCAGATTCAATTGGACGACCACCATTAAACTCTTGAGCTACCCGTTTGATCTCAGGGAAATGATTTGATAACTGCTCAACACCAAACATAGCAATAGGTGAAAACGCAGGAAGGTTCTCTAAATCATTAGGGATACCCGGCAAAATATTACGAGTATTCATACCCATAGGGATAGCTGTTGGCATACGGATATTGCCACCAAACAAACCATCTAGTACTGGTGTTGAAGCAAGAAGACTATTCAAAGTTTCTGTACCCGGAATAACAAAATACTTTTGGCCATTCTGTTCTTCAACAAAACCGTTTGTAGTAAAAGCATGAGCTAAAAGTTGTATGCGCCGGAAAGACTCTGGGCTATATGTAACCGTTCTTGCCCAGCGTTTAAGGAACTGTTCTTGCGCAAACTCGAATGGCATGATGTTGCGTGCGTATTCTTGGAAGAAAGAACGGACCTGATGGTCGTCAATGTATGGAATCATTTCGTCCATAGCACGATCCATTGCAACTCTTACATTAATACGTTCAACATTTTGGTCCATCTTGATCCATTGCAAGAAAGATTCAACGTCACCTTTTTGTTCCTTGGTCATCGACGAAACGTAATCTTCGTCAAGGAATTTTACCCAAGTGGATTCAGGACTAAAACGATCCAATGCTGCTAAATCTGTAAGCTGTCCCTGCAACTGGTTAGCACTAAAAATGCCTCCCCGTTTTTCTTCAGGGATCATATTCCAAATATTACGGAACTCATCTAAATCAACTTTGTTTCGCTTAGACCAAATATCAGCAAACTTATCTAAACCGGGATTGCGGAAAAGTAGATTGTTTGCACGAGCAAACTCATAGCCATTAGAGAAAGCAAGTAGATACATTGGATGACGTACAAGGGCAAAGATGGCAGGGTTAATGATTTTGCCGAAACCAACTGAAGCTGCTTTTGTAATAAGTTTTTCTTTAGGCGGAATAAATTCTTTGGGACGGTATAACACAGCGGGCATATCGGATCTAGGGATTTGCGCTATAGCGTCTACGCCAAACGTGCCTCTACGCATAGGCTGGATAACCTCGTGCAATACTTCTCCCCGTTTAGAGAAGAAAAGATCGCCAACAAATTGGGTTAAAACATCTGCCCAAGCATCAAGGTTTTCATCAATAGTCCCACCATCGATGACAGCGTTACCAAAATCGTCAAGATGACCGCCGTCATCAAAACGCCTGTAATCGTTTGGATCTAATGGTCTTGCCTGCCATAACAACATATCGTCAGTTGAGCGATGAGCAAAATTAGCGTTAGGCATCCTAACAATATTTTTTGCATCAACAGCGGTATTAGCTGCACCAACACGAATAGTGCGGGTTAATTCTTCGGCAGGAAGAAATGCTGCTGTACCTAAAATGTCTTCTAAAGCATTAGCTACTTCACGGGCATGATCATGGTCAAGGAAACCAATGCTTGTAAATGGCAACATATCGCTACCACGTAAAACCGTTGCTTCTAACAAAGCGCGTGTACTTTCTGTATTGATATTAGCAATCATCAAATCAATGCTTTCTTTAATCTCTGGTCCGTATCCGTATGCTTGTAAATCATCCATCAATCTTGCGTATGTTTCAGCATTAAGATCACGCACATTTCTTAAAGCACGTAATAATTGTTCGTTCAATTCACCATTTACCATTACATAAAACATTTGCCGTGAATTTTCGCCAGTCGGAATAGCCATGTTTTGAGCAGTACGACTATTAACCAAATAACGACGGTTACCACGAACTTGTTTTGCAAAATGTGGATCTTTAAGTGCTTCTAAAATTAAAGGTTTAGCAGAAGCAAGCAACTCAGCCTTCTTTGCCGCGCGAATGGGAGCTTCGCTAACAAGAACCTGACGGTAACGTGGTTCATTCGTACGAAGCAACACATCTAAAACATCAAACAAATCCGTATTGCCACTCGGACCACTTTGGTCACTTATAGCCCTCATCATTAAAGTATGGAAATCACCGTTAACTCGCGAATGTTGCAAATGTGATTTCATGCCAGAAGTTAAAACAGAACCTTCGTCAAACATACCCAATTTTTCCCAAGCCTCAATATCAACAGAGCCATTAGGAACGTGTTCACTACCTTGAAGCCAGCGATAAATTTGGTCACGGTCTTTTTTAGGAAGACGTAAAAACTTCTCGCGAAAACGATTAGCGGAAGCAACAATGTCTTCGGTGTTGGTACGAGTCGATCTACTGGTTGCTTGAGCAACTGCTGGTGAAACTACTTCGCGTTCAAAAATTACATTAGCAAGAGCAACAAGTTTGTCTGCTTCATCCGAGGACTCAAGAACTTCGCTATTAAACCAAATGCTTCGTTCTGGTGTAGATTGACGACCTGCCATACGGCGTAGATCGGCAACGATTCTTTCACGAGTAATACTAGAAGCAGGAATATTATAAGGTTTTTTAGCAATGTCTTGGGCCGGTACAAGAACTTCTACAAGGTCGTAAGGTTCTTGTTGTAATTTGCCTTCGGCACGCAATTCATCAAGATACTGACGGATTTGTTCAGGCTGAAATTTCTTTGCAGCTTGACGACGTTCCCATTCACTTCTGATAATATCGTCTTCAACATTATACGGAATATCTTTAGGCTGATTTTCAAGAATTTCTTGCCTAATAATGCGATCAGCTTGTAATTGCAAAAGTTCTTTATCCGAAAGTTGTTCAACAATTTCAGCATATTGAGCTTGATACTGTGTATCAATCAATTCGTCCCTTACGCCAGCACCGACGGTACGGTCACCTTGGTAAGCGTATTCTTCCAAACTGTATGGAGAAGAAACGTTCCTTCTGTTTGCTGCATCTGAAATATCTTGTGGGGTAAACTTTTTAGTTTCAACACGTTTAGCCCACTCAGCACGAACTGCTTCTTCAAAGTAAACATCACTAGAATCAACAGGGATATCACGACCCTGAAACTCTGCAAACTCTGCTTCACCATCCGATTTTGCCACATAAGCAAAAAGATCCTCATCAGACAACTGAGGAACAATAGAATTAACAGCCTTTTCAGACATTTCATTAATATCTAAATCATCTAAAACATACTGGCTCCGAGAAGACAAAGGCGTTCCCTCTTCAAGAACAACATCCTCAGGAGAACGCGCAGCCAACCGCAAACCATCACGATCAATTAAATCAAGATCATTAATAGACTTTTCAGCTTCAACAGTAAACTCCGGCAACCTATTAGATAACACAACTTGATTGCCAAACTCATCAACAGTTACACGCGCTTCATCAGAAACACCTTCAGCACGCGTACGTAAAACATCAACATAACGATCTAATAGATCAGGAGCTTCGTCAGTTTTAGCACCTTGCAATAAATCCCTAGGGTTAGCAAGGTCAATATCTAAACCAAAATCAGAAGGAACAAACTCATCTAAAACAGTTTCCGGTTCAATTACAGTAACGGGGACAGCAAACTCAGTATCCCTAAACATATCCAAAAACGGACCATGCAAAACAGATTCATCTACAGCACCACCAAACTCAACCCAAACAGGATTTAAAACCTGTTCTTGATCAGCCTGAGAATACACATAAGAAATCTGTGTATTGGTAGCATTGTGAGTATCAGTAATAGGTTCAAATTCATGAGACAAACGAACCGTGACAGTCTCAGTAGCCGGTTGATAACCATTAGGCCGAACAGTCAACCCAACCTTTAAATCGTTAGTATCGTCTAAAGGATTAGGAGCGGCAGTACGACCAATATCAACATGAGCAGAAGCGATACCCTGCTGGAAATAAGCATCACGCATAGCAACATCAGCAGCACCACGAACCGTATCAGCTAAACCGTCCATTGTTAAAAAACCATTTTTAATCCAATTAACATTTTTTTCAGTCATCGAAGCTACAATGCCAGACTTTAAAATGTTTGGTAACAATCTAAACTGAATTTGCTTCATTGTTTTAGCAACAGTTCCAGTCCAATAAGCAGCGTGCAAAGCCAAATGATCAGTTTGATTTAACTTTAAACCACTCTTACTTTTTACAGAACTCGCTACAGATTTAATGTAATCAGAAACGTTTGCATGGGGAGCCATAGCAGAAAGCTTCCAAATATCTTCATCTAAACCCGCACGACTCAACTGTCCAAACTTTTTAGTAGCCAAACGTCCCGGCATATTTAAAGCACCAGTAAGCAAACCACGGCGATCAGCAGCAGTTTGAGTAGCAGCCAAAGCAAGAGGCGCCCAAATTCCTGCACGCGCATAAAAAGCAAGGAACTCTTCACCAGCAGCACGGGGAATGAAACCTAAACGCATAAGCGTAAGTGGTTTCCAATATGTACTCATTGCCGTTTCAACAATGTCAGTATTGAAAGTGTAACGAATACTTTTTGCTAAAGCTCCAAGTCTTGTGGCATTTTTTTGAATGTCTTTAACAAAATCAGGAATTGCTAATTCAGCAGAATATTGCGCCGTAGGCAACAAAGGTACACGTTGCGTTGCTTCGCCAACCCCAATTTTGTCAAGATCATTAATAGCGTAACGGGAACTAAGAATTTGATTAAGAAAACGGTCAACAGTTTCTTTAGCATTGGGTACGTCATACATTCCGGTGCGACGGAAAAGGTCTTCCATAAACAAACGTTGCACTAGGAAACGAGAAGCGACTGTTCCTGCACGGGCGTTTGCTTCAATTTGTTTTCCAAATATTTTGATACCATCTTCTATGAAACGAGAAGTAACTGTTCCTGAGTCTGTTAACCGGGCAGCTAAATCCAAATTGGATTTAAAAACTTCTTTTACAATTGCATGGATTTCATCAAAGTTTGCGATTCCATATTCTGTTAACTGTCCTGTTTCACGAAAAATATCTTCTAATGGACCCCGCCCAAGGGCTTCACGGTTGGGGTTAAGTTTGGTACCTTGGAATTCGCGTAAAGCATCAACAAGCCTATTGCCCTGCGAACTATTGAGAAGATCATTCCAAGACTTAAAAGCTGCTTCTCCATCTTTAATAGTTCCATTAAAAATCCAACGCGAAACGTTGTCTTCACCCATACCTAAAACAAATTTGGCCATAAAAATATCTTGGTCTTTACGTTTCATCCCCGCAAAAACACCAAAGTTTAGAAGTTTACGAAATTCAGCAACAGCATCAGGGGAATCTAAAGAAAAAATTTGCCCGCCCTTAGGTACCTGATGAGTTAAATTCCAAAGCAAAGCGGAAGTCATACGGGCAGGTTTTGATCCAATACGTACTGCAAGTTCAGTAGCAAAAGATACATCTACATCATAATTTTTATTAATGTTTTTTAAATCTTTAATTTGTTCTAAAGCAAGTTCAGAACGAGAAGCGATTTTTTGTTTGAAAACTCCTGCTTTGCTTAAATCAGGAAGCATGGTGTATGTGTTTCGGTCTAATACCGCAGATTCAGCACCATTGCTAAATAAACGCCAGCTATCTTTAATTTTAGTTCCGTTACCAAAACCTTTTACGGCTTGGCCGGTCCCACGTCCTGCACCCCATAACATTTGGTTAGCTTCAACAAAATCCCATACGCTGTCATAATCATCTAAACCAGCAAAGCCTCGGTTAATAAGTTCGCGGTCATAGTCAACCATTTGTTTTATAACGGCATGACCCTTTGGCAAACTCCGAATTAAATCGTTGATTATAAAACCTTCTTGTTCTGCATCGGCAGCGTTACGTAATTTTTTAAAACCGTCAGTAACAGTATCAATCCAACGATTATAATTTTCAGCTTGCTTAACGCGCGCATGGCTTAATGTGCGGCCAAGAGTACGAACACTATCTTCAGGTGGTGGAATACGGAGTAAAACTTGTTTAGCAATTCCTATGTTGTCAAGCTGTTCATTTAATTTATTTAAATCAGTTTGATCAATATTGCGGACAACGCCAAAAGTTGCATCAGTAACTTCATTTTCAACAATTTTAGTAACGTATTTACGTTGTTCAACTAGTGTTAATTCTGCATCATTTAACAAAGTTTTTAAACCATCATAATTATCAACAGCAAAATCAGTTACTTTGCCTGTCTCATCAATAAGCGGTTCAATCTTAGTTAACGATTCTGAACGATCAAAAACTGGTTTTAAAAATTCAAATGATTCGTCAATAGACGAAGTGGCTTTAGAAACTTTAGAAATATTTTCTAAACCTTCAATAATAGGAATATCTAAAATGTTTTCGCCAGTACGCAAACCGGTAGCGAACCAACGCACACGCGCAATATCACTAAGCTGCACGCCCTTACGGACAACACGCCATACTTTGTTTGCTTTGCCTAAAAACAAAGTAGGGTCAAGAGTCATAATAACCGCAGCGTCAGCAGCACCAGAAACAGCGGTGAAAGCAGCCGAGTTTTCATCCAACCCAGCGGCATAGGCATAACCACGACCAATAGAATATTTTGAAGCACTAGCAGAAAGATCACTAACAACTTCTTTAAATGCGTCTTGACCTTCCCAAACCTGCGCAAGTTGTAAACGTCGTTGCTCATAAGCAGGATCAGTAGCGGTAATACCTTCAACTTCTTCTAACCACTCATCCTGCGAGCGGCCTTTAGCGCGATACAAAGCGTAATCAAAAGCTTCATTATCTAAACCGGCTGCACGCAATTTATCAATTGATTCAACTTGTTTTGTGGGATCAATTAACTGAGTGCCATCACCCGCACGGTTCCATGTACTCCATGCACTTAAATTGTATTCTTGGTTTTCAGAAAACTTTTTAACTTCATTGTTAAACATTTCGTAAACTGAATCAGATATGCCGGAACCTGAACTGCGTTCACGTTGGTCGTATGGATTTTCTGTTTTAGGATCACGGATCAAACGACCTAATCCGGGGATTTTTCGTGCTACATCAGCGAATTGATTGATTTCACTTGCTATATCCAAAGCAGTCAAAGCAGTTCCACCACCGGGGACGCCGCTAACCATCATTCGAGAAATAACATTTTCTTGCGGGTTAGCATCTTGGTAACCATATTGCACTCGGCGTAAACCGTTAACTTCTACATATTTCCATTTTAAATATTCCCAATCGGAATCTGTTAATGAGACACCTTGTTTTTCTAAACTTTGTCGTGCTTCTTCAAAAGTTAAATCAAGGCGAGCTTCTTGATTTTGTCCAGAAGCATCAACTGCCATGCGATAAGGGCGACCAAACATTTGATCGGGAACAAAAGTTGCAAAATCAAAAACTTTGCCAATACCAGTACCAATAGCACTAACCCCGGTACCAATAGGAGTATCACCAATAGCCGCAATACCTGCACCAATACCTTTAAGACCCGCTTTGACCGGAGAAAAAGCAGTACCTAAAGCGGACTTCCACCAAGGCGAAGACTCTTTAGGAACGCTATATCCATTGTCTAAATAAATTTGTTGTTTTGCATTAGACATATTTTCCCATTGAACTTTTTGTTGTTCAATAGGTTCAAGTTTGAGAGTTTCAATACCTGCTTTAATCTGTCCTAAATCTAAAGCACGGACGGCGCTTTCAACCAACATTGCATCAGGTTGACCTGAGCTTGCCAAATTCCAAAGAACGTTTCCCCCCAATTCAGGAGCTTGTTCTTTTAACAGATTAAAACGACGACTAGTTTCGTCTGTCTTAGTCGCAGAAATATTTGCGTTTGCAGAACCAGAAATACGACTTGCATTATAACCGGAACGTTTTGGCGTAATATTTTGTGCTGGCATTACAACCTCTGTTGATCTGCTTGGGCAGCAAGCTGCGAAAGAACGGGATCGCCACCGGCATCTTCAGCCAATGCACGCAAAATATTCCCCACATCACTAGGACGCGGAGCAGTTGGCATAGAGGCAGGAGTAAAAATTGACTCATTAGGCCGATTAGTAGCAGCAGAAAAAGCTGCTGCATCGGGAGAAGGAGAAATCAAAGCAGCCTGAATAGCTGACTCCATAGAATTAGGAGCCGATTCTATAGCAGGCATAGGCGCACCACCATCAGGTGCAGGCCCTACAGGAGCATCCATTGATCCCGTTACCTGCGTATCAGGCAAAGGGACCATGTTCATAGCAGCCTGTTGCTCGCCAGCAATGCCATAAGGCTGTCCGGGCGCTGTAACAGAAGTTGGTTGTTGTTTACTCTTCCGAGGCATCTGTCTCCCTTTGATCGTCAATTTCAGCGTTGGCATACATTTCTGCGTAAACCAAGTCAGGATCATCGCCTTGCGCTACAAGATGCAAAGCAGTCATCAAATTGTCACCGTGGATAATCCACCAACCTAAATCGTTGTCGGTCATGCGGCTCCCGGAGGGGGAGCTTGTAAAGCTGAAAGAAGCTGTTGGATATCAGGCGGCGCTCCACCTTGATCCTGTGGAGCCATAGGAGGCCCACCTTGGCCCTCAGGGGGCGGAGGCCCACCCTGCGGTCCCGGAGGTGGCATACCCGGCGGTACAGGCGGAGGACCAGCAAGTCCCGGCATTTGCTCAGGAGCAGCAAACTGACCTTCACCCGGAGGCGGAGCCATCTTTGCCTGCTCTGCCTTCATTTCCGCATCCGCTTTAAGAATGGCTTGCACTAAATCAGGTTCCTTCCGGCGATACTTTTCAATCATCGCAAGATACGTTACAGGAATTGCACCTTGCGCAGCTTGATTAGCAAGCCCCTGAAGTAACGCTTCCTCAATAGTCTCTTCTTCAACCCGTGCAGATTCAGCATCAGGATCATCAATGTAAGGATGACGGCTACGCAACGTATGTAAACTGATTGCTTTCATGCCAAGAAGCTGGCCAAGTTGAATAGTTGTTCCCTGCACATCAGAACCGGGGATGGTGTAGGCAACTACGTTGTCTGATGTTTCAATATGGACGCTTGGAGTGAAGTCAACGGTGCCTTTATCTCCGGGCCATCCGCTAAACATCGTAAACTTTTTATCTGGCCAATATGCTTTGTATTGCTCAAACATAACAAAGTTCACATGCTCTAAAGCAACTTCCATGATTTCTTGCATCTCTTGGATACGGGGATCTACGGCAGTACCCATCATGGAATCCATGCCGCGGCCAGTACGCAAAGCACCATAGGTTTCGCCACCCGCTTGAGGAACAAGACCTGTGCCAATACGCACGTTGCGCTCAAGGCGGTCAATCATCATCTGCGTAGTTGGATCTGGAGTGCCTGCAAGTTCACCAATATTTTTGGCATCCAGGATAATATTCATCTCTCCGGTACGGCCATCTTTCCATTGCCCACCGACAAGCTGCGGAGCTTTAATCGAATCACCGATAATGAAACGATCACGGAAAATAGCTTTCTCACCAGCAGCAATAGACAGCGCTTGCAACTGCGCCATCAAATCAACCTGCCCAGTAAGATTAGCGATCTGAGAAATAATCTTATCTAATGTGACACGCCCCGGAATATACACAGGGCAAACACCGGTTGGGTTTGGCCAACGATGCAATTCCATAGATTGCACAACTGCTCCTGATGCGCCAAGAGTACTAGACTCCCAATCCCTTGGACCAAGAATACCAATAATGGTTACTTCCTCATCTACCCATTCAACAACATCCCACATTTCTTCACCCGTAGATTTAGATGAAGCGACCCAATCACGTACCTGCGGATAATTTTTACGCAACCAGTCAACTGACTTTGCATAAACAAACGCACAGTTCTTGGGAGGAGAAAGATCCTCTGCTGCTTTAGGTTCTGGGTATGAAGTTAATGGATCACGCAATTCAAGGCGTGGTAAAGAAGTCTCAAAATCAGGTACAACAATCATAGACGCTGTTGCATATCCGGCAAGGTGACGCATGGCACGACGCATGTGCAACTTGGTCTTAGATTGATGGTGAGTAGCACCAAGAATCTTGCGCCGGATAGCTCCGTATTCCCGTGAGCGGACACCAATTTCTTTAGTGGAATCGATAGCAGGAGAGTTCATGTATGGCATTACGGATGCTGCTCGCATACCAAGGAAGTCAATAGCTTCAGCAATAAGCGCCGGAGTAGTTGGCGGGAGAACTGCATCGTCGTGTTCGGAAACATAGGGGATAACCCAATCCGAATTGTAACGACGACGAACCTCAATCATTTTTTCTAATAGTTCACCATTGTTCATTTGTCGATTGCGTACAATCGCAACAACGTCATCCCATGTAATCATCTTGCTCCAATCGGGACAATCAGTCCGCTATGAGTTGGTCGGTAGGGCATACCAGAAAAATTGAATTGATCCGAGCTAAAGAACTCTGAGCCTCGGCGTTCCCTCCATAAAATCCAACCAAACCATAATGCCATTAAACGGTCTTGTCGTAAACGTGCGCCTTTGATATGTGGTCGCCAGCGTTTCATTTGGTCAATAAGTTCGTCAACAATGTGACGGGTGTAAGTATCTTCAGCATACGGTAAATCAATTAAACCTAAACGGCAATCGCGTGCCATTGATGCAATCCCAATTTCTTCATCATATTTGTTGTCGTTTGTAAGATGGGATCTAATAGCAAAACCGTAACGGTCTTGCATATTGAGAAGCTGACGGTCGGAGCATAAGCCTTTCTGGAAAGCGTTTGCTTCGATAACTACGTCTGTGACCGGGATGCCGTCATTAGATAAACGTAAAACCATTTCTTCTAAACGAGCAAAAACTTGTTCATAAGAAGTAAACCTTTGATCCTCAAACAAATCTACAAGTTTTAATTTTCCATCAGAAATGTTTAAACCCATAACTACATTGAAACCACCCAATGCAGGGTCAAGAGTAACAATGCCAGCCCCACCTTGTACACGATCCTGTACACGCCGGGTTGGGTTAATCATGGAAACAATATGGTCATCAGTGAACGTACGATCACCAGCGACCAAAGGATTCTGCATATAGTTCCTAGCCCATGCAGCTTCCCCAACCTTCATACGGGTGCGCTCAAGCATCTCCATTGTGTAGCCAGCGCCAGTCTCTTCATCGTAAGGCCACAACGGTTCATGCTCATTGGTCAACTCATTAAAAACAAGAGCCGGTAATTTAATGACACGCATAACCTCAGGACCAAACTGATCCATCAGCACCTCATAAAAATCCTGTTCACCAACACGAGTGCCATTAATAGTTGTACGCCCACGTTCACCCGGACGAGACAACCAATCCTGACGAAACACCTCAACAATCTTGGCTGTCTGATTGTAATTCTTTAGGGACGTAACATCGTCCACATGAAGATGATCGGTACGAGTGCCAGCAATAGCAGAACCAATTCCAAGGCCAACCATCGAATAATCACGCTCGTCGAACCCACCCTTCTTGAATACAGAAAAATAATCTGCTTGCCAAGGCTGAGACAAAGACGAACCTGACTGCGGTTCAAACGGACCCCACTTAGCCACATACTCACGGTAAGGCCCAGCAGGAGACATACGAGACTTCACACGCTGAAGAATCTTGCGACTCATTGGTTGCCCTTCAGAAGCAACCGTAAAACGAAAATCAGGGGTTACCGCTAACTTGTAGGTTGCGTAATCCTCAAAGAGTGTGGTCTTCCCATGTTCCGGGGGCCACAAGATCATTGTGATATTGCCAGCAGCCGTATGCTCGTATGCGTGGATAGCTTTTAGATGGAACCACGGAGAGTTCATCCCAAAATATTTTTTGCGGAAAGCAGCAAAGCCGTTTTCCCATTTATCATTTTTAGGAGCGTGTTCAGCGTCAAGGCGCAGTTCATCTACCCGATGAGCAAAGTCAGGGTATCGTTCACGCCAACGAGCGTAAGTATTACGGGCAATGCCAGCAGCAGCACAAGCAATGTCAATAGATCGTTCGCTTTCAAACGATTCCATAAAAGACTGCCGACGCGACAAAGCCGACCTAGAACGGTCGGCGTTTACCTTCTGGAACTTGACCTGCTCGGTCACAAACCCCTAGAGCTGGGCATTACTTCCCCTTAGATTTTTTAGCTTTGTTCCTAGCAGAAATAGCTTTTGCCTTAGCTTTTGCATCCGCTTTAGACGATGCCCCCCAAGCGTTAAGCGATAAAAGCAAACGTGTAGGTTTTCCGTTCTTATCACGCTCCGGTCCCGGCATACCTCCCATACGTGCAAGGAACGAGGCACGGCGCGGATTATCCCCCGACTTAACAGGAGCCTTAAGAGTCCCACCCTTATACGACGCACGACCCTTAGCATTAAGTCCACCAGCCGGGTTCTTACCTTCTTTGCGCTGCCATGCAGGAGACTTAGCCATCTCATTTACCTTTCTTCTTAGCTACCGCCATATTGTCAACTAAGTTTGGGTACTTACGACCAGCCTTCTTAGCTCTAGCTTTAGCCGCAGATTTCTGTGTAGAAGTTAACTTCTTGCTTGGACCCTTGGGCGCAGGCTTTTCCCACACCGGTTTCTTGCGGGCAGCCATTACTCAGCAACCCGGATAGACCCCGTGACAGCGTTGTTCGTAGAAAAGTAAATGCCATTAACGGCACGAAGACCACCAGAAGAATCTTCAACTGCGTAATACGCAGAAGCAGTTGCGTTTGCAGCAATAGTCACAACATCAAGAAGAGTCCCTGAAGCTGCTGAAGCGTTGTCATAAATGCTGACCGTTGCACCGGAAGCGCCAGCACGCAATGAGTAGCCGTGGTAGTTGGCTTTGTTAGCACGCACTACGGCAGAGGTTGTAACGTCATGTGAAGAAACCGCAG